TTACATTACCTAGAATGTCTTTTGAGATGACCTCTATTGCTTATGACTCGTCTAGAAAATCAGGTATTACACAAACATTCAAAGCAGTGGATAGTTCAACTAATAAGTTGAAGAGAGTTTTTATGCCTGTTCCATATAATATTGGTTTTGAACTAAGTTTGCTAACAAAATTAAATGATGATGCATTGCAGGTTGTAGAGCAAATATTACCATTCTTTCAACCATCGTTTAGCATCACAATTAATTTAATTGATTCTATTGGTGAAAAAAGAGACGTTCCCATAACACTAACTAACGTCACTTTTCAAGACGATTATGAGGGAGATTTTTCAACTAGGAGAGCATTGATATATACCTTCCAATTTGTTGCGAAGACATACTTATATGGACCAATCTCAGAGAATCCAGAAGGTCTTATCAAGAAAGTTATTGTCGATCAATATGCAAGTGTTGATACTGTAAATGCGAAGAGAGAGATGAGATATACAGTGGAACCAACAGCGACTAAAGATTACAATAATGATGGTGCTATAGATAGTAATGATAATGCACTTATCATTCCAGGCGATGACTTCGGATTCAGTGAAAACATTGAATACCTTGATGATTCAAGAGATCGTAGTCCTACAAAACAATCTGATATCTAATGGAAAACTATGAATCAATTGATAAAGCATTAAACATCAGTGAAACTGATGTAGTGCCCACTAAGAAAGTAAGTCCTTCTAAAGAGGTCTCAAAGATAAATGAGATCGAAAAGGATTATGAATATACTCGTGCTAATTTATACTCAATCATAGAAAAAGGTCAGGAAGCGATCAATGGAATTATGGAGGTCGCTGGTGAGAGTGCAAGTCCAAGAGCATATGAAGTCGCTGGTCAGTTAATTAAATCAGTCGCTGATACAACAGATAAATTAATGGATCTTCAGAAAAAAATTAAAGATGTCAATGAAGACACTCCAAAAACAAATAACGTTACGAATAACGCTTTATTTGTTGGGTCAACATCTGAACTTTCAAAGATGCTAAAGAAAGGGTTTCTAAATAATAAAGAAGAAAAATAATCGCTACAATGAAGAAGTGTAAGGAAGGACACTATTACTGTTACCAAGATAGCAAGTGCAAACCAATTCCAAAAGGTTATCGCAGGGGAGTTGGTGGGTATCTTCGTAGAGAGCGTGAAGAAGAAAAGGAGGATTCCAAAAAGAATGGTAATGGCAAATCTAACGGAAGTTCTAACGGAAATGGGAACGGTGGGAATGGTAGTGGAAATGGTAACGGTGGCAATGGTGGTAATGGTGGTGGTAATGGCTCAGGGGGAGTAGGAGAAAGTGTTGAAACAATACAAAATTCAGATGGAGAGACAACTGCAGTTGTAGTAGATATAATTGGTCCAATGCATATGAGACCAAGATTGAATGGTGAGGGGGTATGGAAAGGAACTCATATTACAGAGATGGGGAATAGAATTAGGAAAGGTGGATATACAATACTAGGTTCAGGCAATAAAAAGGATTCATCTAAAGGTCCTAATGAACAAACACCAGTAGATTATAGAGGTGTTGGTGAAGGACTACCTTTAGCAAAAAAAGATTATACAGGTAAGATACCTACTGATATATTAAAACAAAATCCACATTTAGATCCTAATAAAGCTAGAGATTATATAAAATTAAAGAGATTGGTGCCCAAGATAGATAAAGCACATTATGAACCAGAAGGTAGTTTGACTGAAGTTTCATTAAATCCATCTCAGTTTTTAGGTGCTTTAAATAAAGCCAAACAAATTTCTAGA